CGGGAGAGTTAGACCCTCAAACATTAAGAGAGAATACTGATAAACTATTTAAGTTTGTAACAGATTATCTAAAAACTGATTTTATGGAAATCAAAAAGGGTTTCCCAAAACAAGGAGTAGCAGAAGTGGACTTATCAATTGATATGGTAGTACTAAAGGGGGAAGATTATAGAAGAATAATAAAAGAATTAGATAAGTATGAGTAGTTTTTCAAAGAAAGGGAGAAGACGTTCTATAAAAGAACACAATAAAGAAAGACTTGAAGAAGTAGGAAGAATATTAGAAGAGTTAGATTTTTTAGCAGTTGAACTTATCAAATATAGTATAAAAGAAGAAAAAACTATAAATAGGGATGACATTAAAAAGCTAGCACAAGACTTAACAGAAATGCCAATAGGAGATTTAGAAGTATCAATTATATGGAGTAAGATTAATGATTTTGAGAAGAGAGCTAACGAGATAAGAAAAAAAGGTGAAAAAGAAGCGGAAGAAACGTGGACGGAGAACTATGGCAAAGAAGGAGATAACACTAAGTAATATCTATTCATTTCTAGAGGGAAATGCTAGATATTTAAAAAATATATTCGGGATGTTCCCCCGTTATAAACAGGAACAAGTATTATATAGACTATCAATTTGTAAAGATACATGTGTAAAAAATGAAGAATGTGAATATTGTGGGTGTCCCCCTAAAAAGAAAGCATTTGTTGATAAGTCATGTAATAAAGGAGATAAATTTCCAGATATGATGGAAGAGGAAGATTGGGAATTATTTAAAAAAGAAAATAACATAATAATCAATGGTAGGCTTTAAAGAAGTAAGTATAATTACAGAGGAAACAAATATAGAATTATTTAAAACTCTTGATGCGTTTAAAACACGTATGGAGGAACATATGGAAAAGTTTCCTAATTATGCATACTCTATTGAATTATTAGGAGGAAACAAAGGTTCGTATAGTGCGGAGATAACAATTATAAAATATGACAAAAAAACTGAACTTGCTTAAGGATACTCTAAGACACATGGAGTACTATAACAACTTAGCACCTTTCCCAGTATTTGATACAGGAATTGTACAGGAACTAAAAGAATTTATAAAGATGGCAGAGAAAGAAAAAACAGTATTTGATGAATTACCTGTAGCTTCTTGTAAGCATTGTCTTGACCTATTTGTAATAGAAGATGATGCTGGCAATGATATATGTGGAAGATGTGGTTCAGTAAATGAAATACGTATATTCAATAATATAGAAGAATATTTAGAAGAACGTAATAAAATAAAAAATAGTATTTAAGATGGCAACTAATGTAAAATCATTAAATGTAAATGTACATCTTAAAACAATGTTTACATTATGGTTAGGTATAACACATATCTTCCATAAATTAACTAAACAACAAATAAGTGTACTAGCATTATTATTATATTATCATCATGAACTAAGTAAGGAAATTACTAATAATAAGATACTATGGAAAATGGTATTTGATTATGAGATAAAAGAAAAAATTAAAAAGGAATTAGATATGGGAGATGCTAGTTTTCAAAATGTATTGACCCGTCTAAGAAAAAAAGGTATTATAAATGATAATGTAATTGTATCAACTTATATACCAAAGTTAGAAAAAAATAGTAATAATTTTAGAGTAATTTTTAATTTTAATATTATAGATGGATAAGGTAGATAAGATTAAGTTAAAACAACTTATTGCTAAATTAGCACAGAAGTATAACTTATCTGAGGAAACTATAAAGAATATAGTAGAATCTCCTTATCATTTTACATATGAAAAATTAAAAGATTTAGATTTAGATGAAGTTAAGAGTGAGGATGAGGCTAACGAACTTAAGACTAATTTTAATTACAAAGGACTGGGGAAACTCTATTTAAACTACCCCTCCTTAAAAGCAAGACAAATAAGAAAAAACAGTGTCTCAAAAATTAATAAGCAATGGAAGAAGTAAAAAATGTAACGCAAGAGGAAGTACAAGAACTAATTAAAGACTTTCCTCTTACCCCTCTAAGAAATAGAGTTATTATTACTACTAATGTAGAGGAGTATGAAGAAGATGGAGTTGATTTATCAGGTACCTCTTTTTCACCAGAACAATTTGTATTAGCTGTAGGTAGTTATGCAAAAGATTATTTAACACCAGGACAACGTATTAGTCTTGACTTAGAAGCAATGACTGTAAAAGTACCTAGTGAAAATAATGCATATGAACCTCAACATCGTATAATGATGAAATCAGTAGAAGTAGATGATAATGTATTTGGGGTTATCACAGATGATAAAATAGAATACATAGTCAATAGATAATGAATTGGACATGGACATTACCCTGGTATGATGTAGAAAATTTATTAGGGGTATTAACAGGAGATAACATAGAAATTTACCACGAGGATTCTGGAGAAACATATATTGGTAGCCTCGTATCAATAGGAGTATTAATAGGGAGATTAGACATATTGTTTAATGTCAGAAAAAAAGAAGAATAATTATGAACGAACAACAAGCATTTGAAGTAATTGTACAAGCATTAGAAGGAGCTAATGCAGGACAAAAATTTTCATTAAAAGATTCTGCAACAGTGTTTGCAGCATTAGGAGTATTAGCTCCTCATTTTCAAAAAGAGGAACAAGTACCTGGGCCTGAATTAGTGAAAGAGGAAGAAGTTACCCCTAAAGGAAAGAAAAAGTAATGAAACTATTTACTTTAGACAATAAGTGGAATTTATTAGTCTCCGAGGAAGCTTGGGGACTAATTCCATTTAAAAATATATTAGAAAGAGATAAAACAAAAGAGAAAGAAATGGCAATTAAAGAAATGCTATTTGTATACTATTTTTGTGATATCCGCTCTAATTACTTACAGATGGAAGAAGACGTCCGTACAAGAGAAATACAACATGATATAGGCTTACCAGAAGATTGGGTAAAAGATGAAGTTATAGATATAGCAATTGAATTCTATAATAAAAGGTCTAAAAGTGTTATACAACAATTGTATGAAGATACTTTGATGTCTGCTCAAGCAATTGGTAGTTATTTAAGAAATACAGAAGCTTTACTCCAAGAAAGAGATATGCAGGGTAAGACAGTTACTGATATTACTAAACTAACAAATGCCAATGAAAAGGTGCCAAAACTTATGGCTAACTTAAAAGCAGCGTATAAAGAAGTGATTAAAGAAAAGGAAGATAACGAGAATAAAAGTAAGGGAGCGAGAAGCTTTAACACATTTGAAGATGGACTTAAAATATAAAGAGATAACTAGTGATAGTGCACTAGACCAATGGATAGACCATACAATTAATGAGATGGCAGACATAGTAACAAGTACTATGGGCCCGTATGGACAAACAGTAATATTAACTAATAGGTTTGAAGGACCATACACTACTAAAGATGGTGTATCAGTTATAAAAGCAATAGGGTATGATGACCCAATTAAAAATGAGATAGCTAAACTCATTAAAGAAGTAGCAGAAAAGACTTTAAAAGTTGCAGGAGATGGAACTACTACAGCAGTATGTTTGTTAAGAGCAATTATGGTAGAAGGAAGAAAACGCCTAGATAGGGGTGCTAATTATTTAGAACTATTAGAAGAACTTAGTGATTTAGAAGAATTTACAATAGCTATGTTAGAGGACATGAGTGAAGAGCTTAACCCTGAAAATATATATGATGTAGCTACCATCTCAGCGAACGGAGATGAAAAAATGGGCAAAATAATAGAAGAAGCTTTTAAACATTCTCATAATGTTAAAGTAGAACTAGGAATTGATTCATTTGATAAAGTAGAAAAAGTAAATGGTATGGTATTAGAGACAGGGTATTTAGACCCAGCTTTAGTTAATGTACCTGAGAAAGATATTATATCCTACAATAATCCTAAGATTATGATTATAGATGGGAAACTAAATGATTTAAAAACAATTGGTCCACATTTAGAATCAGTAGAAGGACCTTGGGTTATTATAGCAGATGATGTTTCTGCTAATGTAGTAAGTATAATCAGAGATAACTATAATAGGGGGGCATTATCTGTAGGATTTATGAAGACGCCAGGCTTTGGTGGACATAGAAAAAATCTTGTAAAAGATTTAGAAAAGTTTACTGATGCAAAAGCTGTTACCTTCAATTCTACTAATATAGTATATGGAACGGTTGATAGCATTGAAATAGGTAAAGAAAAGACTGTAATCAGTAAAACAAGATTATCTACAGAATGTAAAGTACACTCAGAAAATCTAAAAGAATTATATAAAAATACAGCAGATGGACAATCTAAAGATTTATTAGAATTACGTATTACTAATTTAGTAGGTGATATGTCTATTATTAAAGTAGGGGGTATCTCCACTGTTGAGGTTAATGAAAAATTTGATAGATATGATGATGCTGTTAAAGCTGTTAGTTGTGCATTAGAAGAAGGTATTGTGGCTGGCGGAGGCCAGGCATTATCTATTGTAAAAGAACGAGCAAGAGAATTTACTAGGAGTTCTTTTACAGAGATATTGAATGCTCCTATGAATAAAATAGATAAGAACTCAAATTATAAGTTAAATATTGAATCTAAAGATATGTTAGAACAAAAGATATTTGACCCAACTAAAGTAACAAAGACTGCATTTATTAATGCGATGTCTATTGCAAAAGCGTTATTGAACGCAAGTAACTTAATCCTAGATAGAAGTCTATGGAAATAAAAATGAATAAATTACAATCACCCATTACTGACGAGTTAAAAGAAAACTTGCCAAAGGAAGTATGGGATGATATGATTGAATATATATCTCAAGTTAAGTTTATCCAAAATCTGATTGCCCCTGAAGAAGTTCGGGGGTTTATCAGTGATAAGCCTGTCTTGGAATATGAAAATGATGAGGGTATTATGGTACCATATGAGGATGGTCGTAGAGTCGTTGACCTAACGAATCCACATATCTTACAGAACATGGATTACTTTAGGGAGAGAGCCTTGTTTTTTGAGCGTAATGGGAGATACACCAACTTAGTACCCAATCACAATCCTAAATCTGAATACGCAGAGTTCTGGAGAGAAGAGCTACGTAGATGGAGGGATGGATTAGTAAGACCTGATGGAGAATGGATTCCAGGGGAATTATATTTTTATTGGAACTATTCTCCTATTTGGCTTACAGAAAGAGCAGGTAAAAGTAAAAAAAGAACTAACAGGGTACGTAAATTTCCACGACCATGGTTAGGTGATTATTTATTTCATCATTATATACACGAGGCTAAAGAAAGAGGTATGCACGGTAAGCTACTAAAAACTCGTGGAGTTGGATTTAGTTTTAAAGCAGGAGCATGGAGCCCTAGAAATATGTATGTATTGCCAGGGTCTGGTAACCCTAACTTCCATCTAGCATCTGAAAAAACATTTTTATCTGGAGACAAAGGTATCTGGGGTAAAGTATTAGACACTTTAGACTGGATAGCTGAGTATACCCCTTTCCCTAGAATGAGACTTATTGACGGTAAAAGGTCTATGGAAGTCCAACTAGGATATGAAGACGAGTATGGTATACGTCAAGGATTGTTGTCGTCTGTATATGGGATATCACTAAAAGATAATCCAGATAAAGCAAGGGGGATTAGAGGCCCTTTTATTCACTATGAAGAAGATGGTCTCTTTCCTAACCTTGAAAAAGCATGGAACGTAAACAGAAAAGCAGTGGAAGATGGAGGAGTAGCCTCTGGGTTTATGCTTGCTGGTGGAACAGGTGGAGTAGAAGGAGCATCCTTTGAAGGTTCTGAGAAATTATTTTATCAACATGGAGCATATAATATATACGGTATGCCTAATGTATTTGATAGAAATACTGATGGAAGTACAACATGTGGATTCTTCTGGCCTGCATATATGAATCGTAACTTATGTTATGAGGCTGAAAATGGGGAGCCAGATGTTATTAAAGCAATGGTTGAAATACTATTAGGTAGATATGAAGTTAAATATAGTTCTTCTGATGCATTAGCATTAACACAGAAAAAAGCTGAAGAACCTGTAACTCCACAAGAGGCAGTAATGCGTACGGAAGGAACAGTATTCCCAGTTGCAGATTTAAAAGAATATTTAGAACAAATATCTGTTAAAAAAGATACTTTCTTATCTAAACATTATATAGGGGAACTACAGTTAGACCCTTCAAATGGGGAAGTGTTTTGGAAGTTAAATCCAGATAAACACCCAATAAGAAGTTATGACTTAGTAGGAGGAGATAAATCTGGTGCATTAGAAATATTTGAAATGCCTAGAAAAAATGCTGAGGGGCGTATAGCCAGTGGAAGATATATAGCAGGGATTGACCCTATTGATTCTGATACTGGACAATCATTATTTAGTTTATTAATAATGGATACGTTCACTGATAGAATAGTTGCAGAGTATAGTGGTAGACCACGTACAGCTAAAGAAGCATATGAAATATGTTATAGAGCATTATTATTTTATAATGCACAAGCCAACTATGAAAGTAACCTTAAAGGATTATTTTCTTATTTTGACCAAAAGAATGCATTACATTTATTATGTGATGTACCTCAGATACTTAAAGATATGGATTTTGTAAAAGCTACAAATCTATATGGCAATAAGGCTAAAGGTACACATGCAAATGCAGCAATTAACTCATGGGGTAGATTACTTCAAGCTGACTGGCAACGGTCTAGAGTATCTTCTCCTGAGAGTGAAGAAGATGAAAGACTTAATTTACATACTTTACGTAGCTTTGCCTATATACAAGAATGTATTAAGTGGAATTCTGACGGTAACTTTGATAGGGTATCAGCAGGTGGTATGTTATTTATTCTTAGAGAGGATAGATATAAAAGAATACAGAAAGCAAAAGATAGCCAAGATAAGCAACAAAAGAAATTAGCTAACGACCCATTCTTTAGAAAGAACTTTAATAATGAATATTTACAAGGAATGGATATTTTTTCAGAAATTAATCAAACGAAATAGCTATTAGTGACTGTACATATTTTAAAAATAATTATGTATTTACTTGCTTTTAGCTAAAAAATTTCGTATATTTATATGTTTATAGAAAACTAATATGGCACGAATAAGAAATTTAAAGTTACCTTCACAAAGATTATCTTATAAAAAGAAAGGTAAAAATTGGAGAATAGATAATATTGACGCAGCTGATAAACATTCGTTTTATCATAATGAATCTGTACGTCAAACATTAAAAAATAAAGTAGTAAATCTGAATCTGTATAATGGCATTGTTGATATACGGGACTTAACTGATGTAGTTAATCCTTATCAATTAAATGCTTCTTTTATACCAGACAATTTACCTCATCATCCTATAGCCGTGCCAAAAATAGAACTATTGGTAGGTGAGGAAACTAAAAGGCGATTTGATTGGAAAGTAATCGTAACTAATCAAAATGCCATTACAGATAAGGAAAATAAAAAAAAGGAATTACTATTTCAAAAAATGCAGGAGTATCTACAAGCTAATTATTCTGAAGAGGAATTAGAAGGGAAACTACAAGAAATAGAAGACTATTTTAAATATGATTGGCAAGATATCCGTGAGAAGATGGCTAATCAAATATTAAGACATTATTGGCAAGAGCAAGATTTTGAAACTACCTTTTTAAATTGTTTTAAAGATGCTTTAATTAT